CAGGCAGCATGGGTGAGATGCTCAGCTCGCTCAAGCAGCCGAAGAAGAACGCCGGCCAACTTGAGCAGTTGGCTGAAAAGACCCAAGAGCTTCAGGCACTCACCGAGAAGCATGGCACGATCGAGAACCTTCGCCGCAAGGAGCGGGAGGCCACCGTGGCGGCAGCAAAGGCCAAGGACACCCTCCACAGGGCTGAGATGGAAGCTGCCCGGATTACCGCGCGCGCTCAGGCTGCGGCGTCCGATATGTGGGCCAAGGCCAAAACTGAGGCAGGTGAGGCCCGGAAGAAGATCGTGGAGCGGGAACGCGCCAGCGAGGAGGGGGCGAGAGAGATGGCAGCGGAGTTTAAGGCTCAGGCTGCTGAAATGGACCGTGAGGCGGAGGATTTGGCCAAGCGCACCGACGCCATGGACAGGGCCGAGAAGACGCTGGAGCGCCGCGCCAAAGCCGTCGAGATCGAAATGTCTCGTGCCAAAGCGATGCAGGCCGATCTTCAGGCCAAGGCCACGGCACTCCAGAACGCGATCAAGGGTTTGGTCTGATGACGCATCGCATCCGTCTTTTGGAGGACTGGGAAGCGCCCGATGAGACCCAGCACAAGAAGGGTGATTGGGTAGAGGTTGGTAAATCCACCGCCAACACGCTCATCATCACCGGCACTGGCACCCGCCTCGTAGAGCAGCCCAAGAAGAAGGGTAAGCGAGCCAAAGGCAAGAAGTAAGCTGGCATGACGGCAGCCACTTATACAAGCAACCTCGTCGATATCTTCCTGTTCGAGAGCGCGACGGGCGTGAGTGCCTACGGCGGCGGTGCTGCCGGCCTGACCGCTGAGCCTGACTTCGCGATGGAGGGCACCAACGCGGTCGATAAACAGATAACCGGTTCAGCAGACAAGGGTTTCCTGTTCGCGGCGGGGGCTGCTTTCACCATCAACGACTATGATCATTTCTACGAGTGGATATACGCAGCGACCTTTGGCATTCTCGATAGCCGCGACAACAACGGCATCAGCGTCGGCATCGGCGACGACGTTTCGAACTTCGTGAAGTTCCACGTTGATGGCAATGACACCCTGCCGGTGGGCAGCGGTGGGACGCCGTACTGCATTCGGTTCGTGAACACGGGGCTGACTAATTTTCGCACGCTGGTTGGCACCCCCGGCACGACACCGGATAACATTGGTGGCGGGCTGAACGTCACCGGCAACTCCAAGGACATCAATCTCGGGATCGACGCGGCCCGTATCGGTAGCGGATATATCATTACCGGTGGTACCGGTGCCGATGATCCCGCTGATTTCGCTGGTATCGCGACGAACGATGAGAGTACCCAAGAGGGGATATTTCAAAACACGACCGGCGGGTTCAACCAACAAGGTAAAATCCATCTTGGAACCAGCGCCGCCGAAGGGGAGCTTACAGACAGCAACAAGAACATCTTCATCCTTGATGGGTTGCATCACGCAGAAGACCACACCGAAATACTAGTCAGGCATCCTTCGTCGATCCTGACCCTGACGAACGTCAACTTTATTACTATCGCGGGCAAACAGCAGACAGTCGCGGGCAATAATCCGAACCGGGGCCGGTTCGAGATGCTGACCCCGCTGATCGATGCGCAGGACGAGACCAGTTACGACAACAGTCCGACGACAGAGGGCACGTTTGCTGGCGGCACCGGGCATGCGGCAACCGATGTGCTGGTGATGTCGGATGACAGCGAGGTTGTGGTTGACGCGGTTAGCGGCGGTGTGGTGACGGAGTTCACCGTCCAGAGCAGTGTCGCGCCAACGGCTACTATCCCCGGCGTTGAGGCGCGCAGCGCGGTAGCCGGCACGACAATCACGCAAGTCAGTAGCGACGGCGCTGGTATCGACTTCAGCCTGACCCCAGACACCGACAATATTAGACCTACCCCGACTTGCGCCCTTACCGGCGTGTCTTTCATTGGCATTGGTAAGACCGTTCTCCTTAGCGGAGGGACTTTTAGCGGCTGCCGCTGGGTCGGGTCTGATATCATCGAGGCCGGTGACGCGGACCTTACCGGGTCCACGATAGATAACTTCGACGACCAAATCATCATCGATGCGCAGGATGAAACCTTATACAACAATTCGCCAACAACCGAAGGTACGTTTGCTGGCGGCACCGGTCACGCTAATACCGATATCCTTACGATGTCTGATGGTTCTTTGATCACCGTCGATTTGGTATCCGGCGGCGTGGTAACGCAGTTTACGGTAGATAGTTCGACAGCGGTCGCCTCGATTACGGGCGTGGCCAACACGCAGCTTGTGTCGGATGGTTCGGGCATCAATTTCACGTTAACGCCGGATTTAGACAACCTCGCCGAAGTCGCGGCGCTGCAATGGCTTGAGAATACCGACCCCGATGGCTTTCTTGATGACATGACGTTTCTCAAGGGAACGAACCCGACGCACGCTATAGAATTCGGGATAACGTCACCCCTAACTATGACCGTTCGCGGTTTTACCAACACGGGGTACAACGCCAGCAACGCTGCTAAGGACAGCTTCTTTTGGGTGCGTCGCACTAGCGGAACGGTTACGATTAACGTGATCGGCGGCAGCGGCAACTTCAGTTACAAATCGGACGGTGCGACGGTCGTAATCGTCGTCGATCCGGTAACGATACGCATTGAAGGACTGACCGAAGGGTCTGCGGCGGTAATGATTGCAGCCGAAACGGTCGGCACGATCACGGCGGGGGACGTGCTCTTGTCTGGATTGGCCGATAGCACTGGTGCGATTGAAGATGCCGGTTTCGATTATGAAGGCGCGTTCGGTGCTGGTTTGGATGTCACGGTGCGAGCGCGCAATTCAGGTTTCCCGTCCGCTGCCATCGCCGACGACAATACGGTACTGACCGACGAGACGACCGAAGCCAACAGCAACGTGACGGGCGATATGACGTTGATGCCGCTGGTACCGGTGGCGACTGAGGATCGGTACATCTTCGGGCACAACGAAGAGTTCGGTCAACTCAAGCTGGATATATCTGTGGCAGGAGTGGGGACGGTTACCCCGGTAATTACGTGGCAATACTGGAATGGGGCGTGGACGAATTTATCGGGCGTTACCGATGGGACCGACAGCTTCCAGAACAGCGGCGAGAACACGGTGTCGTGGACGATCCCCGGAGACTGGGCCGACACCACAATCAACTCGCAAGGTCCGTTTCTCTTTGTGAGAGCCAGCCTGACATCAGGCAACTATACGACCACCGAGCCGGTTGGCCGCAAATGCAAACTCGATGTTGCTCGGTATATCCCCTTTGAGCCGACCTCAACGTTTGTCGTTAGCTCGACCGGACTGACCGTCGTCGCCGCTTGGGCGCGCGATAACATTTCTAGCTTCTGACGAGGTATCCATGACTACAATTCCCATCCTCAGTGGCGATTTCGAAATCCTGATGGATGACGAACGAACCACGGCTACGCCAGTTCTGGGCATGAAGACGGTGCGCCGCGCATCTGGCGCGACCGCCACCGTCTACAGCACCAACGCTCTTTATTCGGCCATCGCCGATGCGGCGGACGACTTCATCGCCATGGGTTTTGAAAACCCGATGCTGCCGGTTACGCCGAACGCCTACACGATGGAGAATATGTATTTCATCGACAGGCGCTCAACTGAATGGTTGAGTGGTGGTGCGATTGATGCTGACTGGACGATCTCGGGTACTTCCGGCATTGTTCGGAAGCCCTACACGGCTGGCACCGGTTTCGTGGATGGTGATCGTGGACGGGAGGTCACTGAAAGTGCCTCTGGTGACACCGGCACCTTGCTCGACTACGAGGTCGAGCCTGACGGCACGTTGGTTCTCTGGATCAGGCCGGAAGACGCCAGCACGATGGCTTTCGACAGCGTGACGGGCACCATTGGTGTCACAGGTGACGGCGGGACTGGCGTCTCCGGCACACTTGTGGCTGGAATGGAAGCCACCAACGGACAAAGCCTGTGGCCTTCGATCCAAGCGATTGGTGCGGTGCCAGCAGGCACGGAAGTCTATCTGGTGCAGGATCGCCAGAAGATCACTGACTGGGAAGGTAACTTCCAGTGGTGGACGACAGACAACACGGTTTCGCTGGGTATCATCGATATCCTGATCCGCGTCGTCAACGCGGGCGCTACCATCGCTGATGGTGACGTGGAGGTCTTCGGGCGACGCTATACCTCGCTCTATGACAACTTCCGACTGAACATTGTCGCGGGTGGCCGCTCGGCGCTGCCGCTGGCCTCCGCCCCGGACATCAACAACACCACCGGCTACCGCACCACCGGCACCCTTTCGACCGTTACTGGCACCTTCACGGTCGGCAACGGCATCTATCAGGGCGCGACGTGGGCGACGGCGACTGCGCGCGGCGTGATCACCGAAACCAACACCAATACCGATCTGGAATATTACCTTGTCGGTGATCTGACCGATTTGTCCTCGACCACCTCGACGCAGGAATACGACTTTGTGACGCAGGCGGACGGCGACGCCGATGCCACCACCGGCACCGTTGGTATCAACTTGACCGGACCAACCGACACAGCCGCCGGAGAAGGCGGAACCGTTACCATCACGCAAGGTGCGCAGACAGGCATCGATCATGACGGCAACGGCACCAACGAATTTTACTCCGTTACCGTCGATGCTCAGGGTCCGGGTGCCAACGGCGTGACTGCCGCCAAGGTCTATGAGCGCATCAAGTACGCCACAAGACGCGGCGCTACCGCAGCCGATCTTTTCGCCACGCCCACCAACATGACGGGCGAGCAGTATCGCGGCCTCGACGGTCAGTTCGAATACGACGCCAACACTGGTACGCTTGGTGCTGGTGAAGATTTATTCACCACTACAGGCGGCAATACTTGGACCGCCAAGCTGGGGGCGCAGCAGACTACGGCGTCGCCAACCTACATCACGGTCATGGACCAGCAGACTTCGCTCGATAGCGTGGTCAATGACAACGTGATTGAGGATGAGGCCGGCACCGAAGACGTGACTGTTCATACCGGTACGGTTGGGCTCAATACTTTTACCTCACCCAAGGCCAGCCCGTTCGGCACCTTCACCGGCACCGTGATCTTTGGCGCGCGCGGTATTGCCTATACCGGCTTCCATGACGACGATACCCAGAACTACATTCTGACCGACGACGGCGGCGCTATCCTGACGCCGCCGAACACCGTCACCTTCTCGGTCACCAACACGATTGCCGGCGATAACGTCTATGTCGCTCGCGATACCGGCACGGCTGGTGTGATCGATAAGGATCAATTCGGCGGCATCGACACTCCAGCGGCATCATATAACCGGATTGGTGATGCCCAGCTTCGGGTGGCGGGCTCCACCGACGTTCAGGTGCCGCCGGCAGGCTATGTGCGTGTGATCGTGGACCCCGGCGGGGTCGGGACGGAGGAACACACCTACGTCTACGACAGCCGCACAGTCGCCTCGAATGGCGTCTTCAATCTTCGTGTGGTTGACGATGGTGACGGCATTGCTGACGCGACCACCTCATCTGTGCTGTTGGTCAATGCGGGCGCTGCCTTCGACACTGTGCCGAAAGCTTTGCCGGGGATGCTGGTGCAGAACACCACCCCTACTCCGAATGAGGTCTATGAGGTCGTGTCGGTCGATAGCGACAGCCAGCTTACAATCAAGCCGCTCTATGGCGGCACCACCTTCACTACCGGCAACACCTTCCAAATCAACACGGTGATCGGGCACAGTCAGGTTCCGGCGGATTACGATACCGGCGATGACATCCATGACCTGATCCTCGATGCTGAGGCGGACGCAACCACGATGAGCAACACCTTCGTCAAGACGTTGGCTGCCAACTTCGACGTGGTGGTCAACGTGCGTCGCGGAGAAACCGGAGGCATCATCCCCTTCACGGCAAACCCGACTGTGAACGATGCCGGCGGCTCTGCGGCGACCGTCCGCACCACTGATACGATCCACTCGTAATGGGTAGGGTTACATCGAATATCGGCATCACTGGTGTCGAGAGCATTCGCATTGGCGGGATGCTCATATCCGATCTGCCGCTGGCTGAGGCGGCGCAGGCCAAGGCGGGGATGAAGCTGGCTGAGGACACCGAGCGTTTGTCCAAGGTCCACGGCATTCTCAAGACCGCGCCCAAACAGCCCATCGCCTACTTGCAATCGCGGATCAAGGAGGCTCAGCACAACATCAAACGCATCCGTGATCTTCGGGCGCGTGAGCAGAAGACGATTGACGAGTACCGGACCCAGATTGCGCTCTGTGAGCATCGGGATAAGGAGATTGCCAAGACCGACGATCCGGCTAAGCACAAGGAGCTTTACCGGGATTTTCCGCCCTACAACGTCGATGCCATGCGGCAGCAGATTTTGCAGTGTGAGCAGGGACAGGTTCGCTGTGACGATGTGATCGATCAGGAACACAAAGCCATAGCAACGATAAGCGATGTGCTGACCCGGTGCGCGATCCGCGACCAGCAGCTAAAGGCGCTCGGAGTTCGGATTGCCCCGAAGGGCGCAACCCTAGTGGAGGCCGTTGAATGGCAAAAGCCAAAGGAAAACGTACTCTCGCTCTCTCTGTAGAGACGATGAGAAAGCTTGAGGAAATCTCGCAGGGTGATGTGGAAGCGACCATCACCGGAATGATCCAGCAGCGCTGGATGATGAAGATCGGTCGCCTCCAGACAGCCAGCCGGAGACGAGGCAAGAAGTGACGACCCGCTCTGATGTTGCGGTCAATTTCAATCTGAGCCCGCGCATCATCGAAGTCGCAGACCCGTCTGTCATTATCATTGCGCAGGACACCGTTGATACGCTGCGCGATAAGGAAGACGACTTCCGGGGCATGTCCGAGTTCAAACTGCTCAACGCCTCGGGCAAGGATGATTTGGGCGGCGGCGTGTTGGTGGGCATCACGGCGGCGCTTCAGAATGCACAGATCGCTTTTGAGAGCCGCCTGACCCCGACCTCGACCGGCACCATCACGACGCCCGACACGACGGGGATCACGCTGATCGATGGCTCGGCCACCTTCGAGAGCGATGGGGTTACTCGCGGGGCTGTGGTGATCAATTTCACCGACCAATCGATTACCGAGGTTCTGTCCATCGATGGTCAGGATCAGTTGACCTGTCGTGTGCTGCGCTCCGGCTCGGATAACCAGTTCGACAGCGCCGATGCCTACAAAGTCTGGAACGTTATCCAGTGTGACATCTCCGGCGGCAACGTGGTTGCAGTCGACACCGATGGGGTCACGCCAATCAGCCCGGTGTTCCCCACGGCGTTCACCCAGATCGTGCGAACCTCGTCCTCGTCAGCGACACTGCAAGAGCTTCAGGACATTCAGTTCAGTTCTTTCAACGGCGGCGTGACCGTTGATATCGGCAACATCACCGGGCTCGCGGTCGCCGGCACAGCTTTCCCGGCAGGCACTCGCCGGCAGCCATCGGCCAATTTTGCAGACGCCCTGACGATTGCAGCTACCAACGGGTTGTTCAGGCTCTACATCCTCGGCGACGCGACCCTCGACACGCCAGATGATTTCTCCAACTTTGAGATTATCGGAGAGAATGAAAACAAGTCCTCCTTCACGCTGAACACGGGAGCCGTTCTGACCGGTGCGGAGATTTCCAACGCTACCATCACCGGCACCCTCGACGGCGAGACGCATGTCTCCCACTGCGTTATCAACAACATCACCTTCATCAATGGGCAGATCGAACAATGTTTGCTGATTGGAACAACTACGTTAGGTGGGACAGGCGTCGCACATTTTCTGGATTGCGCCAGTGGCGTGCCGGGAGCCTCGACGCCAATCATAAACATGGGTGGGTCCGGCGTGGACTTGGCCTTGCGAAACTACAGCGGCGGCATCCAGATCGACAACTGCACCGCCGCCCAAGACACGTCAATCGACCTTAACAGCGGTCAGATAATCCTCGACAGCACCGTCACCAACGGAAATTTCGTGCTGCGGGGTGTCGGCAAGCTGACCGATAACTCGACCGGCACCACGATCACCAATGAACTGATCTCTGGTATCGCCACCGATATTGTTGAGGGCGCGCTGACGGTGCAGGACGCGCTGCGGATCATCATGGCTTCTGCTGCCGGAAAGCTTTCTGGCGCGGAGACCCTGACAGTGAGTATCAGAGACACCACCGACACGACGGATCGGATCGTTGCGACGGTAGATGCGAACGGCAACCGTACAGCGGTCACGCTTGACGCCTCCTAATGTTTCCGCCGCGCTACTTCCCAGCCAGATACTTCGCGCCGCGTTATTGGGAACCTGCCGACGGAGCGCCGCCTGCGGTTCGGCTCTCAGCCATCACGAGGGGTGCCGGGCTGCGGGCTCGGACGGGTCTCAGTGATGGACGCTCAAACATTGGCGACCAAGACATCTCTGAGCCCTTTGAGGATGTGTGATGACGGAAACTCCGGTGGTGGTTATCGAAGAGCCCAAAGGCACGCCCGAGCAGCCTAATTTTCGTGGACGCAGCGTCCTGATTGCGATCCCGACCTACGACGGCAAGGTTCAGGTTGAGACCATGGGCTGCGTGCTTCAGGCAGCAGACATGATCAGGGGGTTTGGCGGGCAATGCGGCATCACCTACGTCAAAGGCTACCCGCACATTGCCAAGGCGCGGAATGCGTTGGCCAAGCATTTTTGCGCATCTCTGGCGACTGATCTGTTGTTTTTGGATGCCGACATCGAGTTCAGCCCGTCCGCGCTGCCGTTTTGCATGGCGCAGGACAAGGACATCATCGGTGTTGCCTGCCGGGTCAGGGATGACAAGGTGAGATACAAAGTTCACCTCAGAGAGCGCGATGGGGTCTACGAGGCCGAGGGCTCTCTGCTCAAGGCCGATCGTATGGGAACCGGCTTCATGCTGATCAAGCGGCAGGTCATGGAGACGCTTCGCAAGAGTGTTCCGACGTACCGGCAGGACGGTCAGGACTATCCGCTGCTCTTTCATATGCCGGTGACTGAAGAGGGCTATGTCGGTGAGGACTATTACTTCTGCGATCTCGCGCGGGAAGCCGGGTTTGAGCTTTTCCTGAGCCCGCAGCCAGTCATGACGCATTACGGGGCCAAAGCTTACAGCGGCTCTTTTGCCGACGACATACTCACCAAGGAAGAGGCTGCCTGATGGCGACAAGCGGCACGACTGATTTCGATCTGGATATGACGGAAGTCATCGAGGAAGCTTTCGAGCGCGCGGGTTTGGAAGCCCGCACAGGCTACCACTTCCGCACAGCACGCCGATCGCTCGATCTGATGATGATCGACTGGGCCAACCGTGGTCTCAACTTGTGGCAGATCGACGAGCAGAGCCAAGCGCTGACCGCTTCCACGGCTCAGTACGCCCTCGCCGACGGTACCGTGGATGTCATCGAGCACATGATCAGGACCGGATCAGGTAGCTCGCAGGCCGACTACAATCTTAACCGGATCTCAGTCTCGCGCTGGGCCAACCTCACCAACAAGAATACCGAAGGCAGGCCGACAGAGGTCTGGTTCGACAAGCAAACCGGCGAGACGATCGAGGCTAACCTGTGGCCCATCCCTGACGCGAGCACCTACACGCTGGTTTACTGGCGGCTCCGGCGGATCGAGGACACGGGCACGGACGGCGCTAACACCATGGACATCCGGCACCACTTCCTGCCGGCGCTGGTTTCCGGGCTGGCCTACAACATCGCCATGAAGACCACGGGCGTCGAGATACGGGTGCCGCACTTAAAAGCTCAGTATGAAGAAGATTTCGATCTCGCATCACAGCGGGACCGGGAGACCGCCTCATTGCGCTTGGTGCCACGGATTGCTCACGTTTAGACATGGCGAAGTATGGAAGCTTTGATCAAGAACGCATGGCTGCAACTGGGCGCGGTGGGGATCGTTGCGATATCCGGATGGGTCGTCTCCATGATGTGGAGAAAGGACATGGCTGCTCTGCTGAAAGATGTGAAAGCGGAGAGGGAAGCCATGAGACTGGAGCGGGAAGAGTGGCGAAGGGACAGCGAGCAGCGCTCAAAAGCTTTCCAAACGGTCGTCAGCGAGAACACCAAGACGCTGGCGATCCTTGCGGAGCGAGTGAAATTTCCGCGATTGTGAAGGCGAACTGCAAGGCTGCCAGAGCTTTCAGGGCTGCGTTGATGAAGAGGTACCCCAAAGCCAATCTAAAAGCGGCACACAGATGAGTAATGTCCGCTACGCCTCTGGAAAGCATGCCTTTGGGTTTTGTGATCGTTGTGGCTTTCGATATCCGTATCTCGAACTCCAAGACCAAATCATCAACGAGAATGTTTCGGGGCTCAAGGTCTGCGATGACTGCCTCGATATCGACCACGAGCAGCTTCGTCTCGGCGAGACCCCGATCCTCGATCCGCAAAGCCTCGAAGATCCCCGTCCTGACATAGCGCAGGCTGCCAGCCGATCCTTCTTCGGCTGGAAGCCGGTGGGCCATCCTCTGACCAACATCGCCAGAACGGCTCTCGGCACCGTCACCATCGTTATCACCTGAGGAGATCGATATGAAAAAGTCCGGCCCCATGAAGAACAAGCATGGGGGCAAGAAGGCTGCCCCGATGAAGAAATATTCCGATGGTGGCGTCGTCAAGAAGACGGTCGCCGCGCGTGGCGGCGGATCTGCCACCTCGGGGAAGAGCCACACGGTGTATGGCGACAAGTAGATGGCGCTCACCTTCACGACCCTGAAGTCAGCGATCCAAGACTATCTGGAGAACCCCGAGGCTACCTTCGTGGCTGATCTCTCGATCATCATTACGCAGGCCGAGGACCGCATTCTCCACTCCGTGGAGCTTCCCAACTTCCGTAAGCACTCCGCCGGCACCATGACCTCGGGCAATCGCTTCCTCTCGATGCCGCCTGATTTCATTCGTGTGCGATCGATCAACTACACGAGTGGCGGCGAGTTCATCCTGATGGTGCAGAAGGAATTGAGCTTCATCGAGGAGGCGTATCGGGATGCCACGGCGACAGGATTGCCGAAATACTACGCTTACTGGGATGACGATACGGTGCTGATCGGGCCGACACCGAATGCCAATCTGGTGACCGATTTGCATTATTTTTTCCGTCCGACCTCGATCACGACCTCGGGCGATGGCACCAGTTGGCTCGGCAATAACTTCGAGAGCGTGCTGCTCTACGGCAGCCTTGTGGAAGCCTACACCTTCATGAAGGGCGAGGAAGACTTGCTGGCGCTCTACACGGGGCGCTACGAGCAGGCACTCGATCTGCTGCGTGAGTTCGCGGCGCGCAAAAGCACTTCCGATATCTTCCGAAACGGTGAAACGAGGCTAAGAGCATGATTGGCGTAAGCGGTGGCACGGCGTTAGGCAAAGCGACGGTGGTGACGACAGACTTCGATAACCACTCCCCAGACAAGTGGGCGTCCTTGGCTGTCAATAAGATCATCTCGATCTCGGTGACCACTCCCGACGCCCTGAAATATCAGGCGACCCAGTACAAAGCACAAATCCAAAACATCATTGCAAACACAGTTGCTTCAGCGCTGATTGCTGAACGGCAAACGATAGCGTTCAAGCTGGCTGCGATCGGCATGACCGAAGCCGCAGAACTTCTCCGAAAGGATTTAGTGTAATCAAGCGGTGCCCGAAATGTGGGGAAACAAAACCGCATGTAGATCACATCGTTCCGCTTCAGGGTCGAACGGTTACCGGCCTGCATGTTCCATGGAACCTCCGAGTGGTGACAGCCGAAGAGAACCTTCGCAAACACAACCACTTGTTGAGTAATCTGGAGTAAATACAATCGCCATAACCCAAGCGTTATGCACCAGCTTCAAGCAGGAAATTCTTGTCGCTGAGCATGACTTCACGGCTTCGACAGGCCACACCTTCAATTTGGCGCTTTACCTGTCCACAGCCACGATGGACGCCACCACGACGGCTTACTCGGCAAGCGACGAGACCTCCGGCACCGGCTACACCGCGACCGGCGAAATCCTCACCAGCGTCACCCCGGTCACTTCTGGCGTTACGGCTCTTTGTGACTTCGATGACAGAAGCTGGACGACGGCCTCATTCACCGCGCGCGGCGCGCTGCTCTACAACGACACGCACGCCACCAACGCGGCGGTCTGCGTGCTTGATTTCGGCAGCGACAAGACGGTCTCGACCGGCACCTTCACGGTGCAGTTCCCGGCTGCTGATGCGAGCAACGCCATTATCAGGATCGCATAGCCATGCCGCTTGTTGAGTTCACCAAACTACGCCGCTCGCGCCCTCGTTTAGAAGCAGACACTGGGTTACCGCACCGTTGTGGTTTTCGTTATGTCGTGGATACCGATCAGGTTTTAGTCGATGGCACAGCCCCCGTGACTGAGTGGGAAATGTTTCAGATCAATATGGGCGACCATGAATGGACTGAGAATATCGAGAATGTTGGTGAGCGAACCATCCGGGGCGACGGTACAATCAACCTGCCGACTGTCGGCGTCCGCGCAACTCAGAAGCGCGACCGTACCGGCGACGTAACTAACCCAGACAAATACGGTTTAGTGCCACGCCGCGTACCTGAGCAAATGGTTCGCCACGACCGCAAGATGCCGCTGGATATGGACCGTCAGGCACTGGCAGATCGAGGCATCATACTGCCGCCCAAAAGGGCTCAGCCATGACCGATTATGTCGCCCCAACGTCAGGCGGCGAGGGCGGCTGGAGCGGGGCGAGCGGCACCGCAGGAACGCCCAACTTCGCAGCCGCCAGTGAGCAGGCGATTGTCGTTTGGCCCGGCTTTAACTTCAACAGCGACACGATCACGATCACACTAGAGACCAATGCCCCAGACGATCAGGTCGAGGTCAGTGCGGGCGGGGCTGATGACGATACCTGTATCATTCTATCGTGGGTAAGCGCGACAACGGGATCGGCTATTGATTTGGAATGGTCCGGCATGGATGCCGGCGACAGCGGCGTTTGGTTTGCCTTCGGCGTGGAGAACTCAGATACAACTGAGATGGCTGCAACCGGCTTTTCCGCGACTGATACCGGCGTAAACGAAAACACCTTCACCGGCAGCGTGGCCACCGACACCGACGACTTGGTGATCACAGGGTCGTTGGCTTTCCGCGACGGCATCGGCACAGGCGATCTTTACACGCCGGGCAGCGGCGAAACCGAGATCGCGGAGCGTTACGATAGCACCAACGATCAATCGGGATATGCCGGCTACGAGAAAGCCACCGGCACGCCGACAGCTTGCACCGCTGACGCAGCAGACGCTCAGCACGACACAGATGTCTTCATTGCAGCAGTGATCCCTACTGCCGCAGCCGGCGGTCTTTCCATCCCTGTGGCCATGAACTCTTATCGACAACTTCACCAAGGCTAACAGATGTTCTTGAGGCAAAGCACATCGCAGGTAATCCTCTTTGGACCCTGCCTCGACATCACCAATGGTGTGACCGAAGAGGTCTCGTTGACGCTTGCCCAAGCCGATATGCGGCTTTCCAAGGATGGCGGTGCTTTCGCCCAGAAGGGCACTGCGGGCAACGCTACCCATGACAGCGACGGCTGGTACTCCACCACGCTCAGCACCACCGACACAAATACAGTGGGTGAGTTGATCCTCAATGTGCATCAACCAGCCAATATGCTGCCGGTGTGGAAGCGCTACTGGGTGATCGAAGAAGCAATCTACGACGCGCTTTTTGGCGCTTCTGGGGCTGGCTTCGATGCCAGCGGTCGGGTGGATGTTGGTTTGTGGCTTGGTACAGCCGCTGCGACGCCAACGGTGGCGGGTGTTCCTGAAGTTGATGTCACCCATCAGGGCGGCGGCGCGATCCCGGCCCCAGCCGTGACGGGTGTGCCGGATGTAAACATGACACACCATGTCGATGTCGCGGCTTCAGTGTCCACGAACAACCTCGATGTCAATGTTGAGACCATGGACGCTGCCGTGATCACCGCAACGGTCATTGCCACCGACGCCATCGGGTCTGACGAGCTTGCCACGACCGCCGTGGACGAGATCGCAGATGGGGTCTGGAACGAAGATGCCACCGCTCATCAGACCACCGGCACCTTCGGTCAGGCTATAGGCGACCCGGTAGCGAACACCGAGACCATCTATGACGCTGTGGTGACCGATGCGACGGGCATCAATGTGGCGACCGATGTGGCAGGCGTCCTCGATGACACCGGCACCTCCGGCGTGATTGTCGGCACCAACAATGACAAGACCGGCTACACGCTGACAGCGGACTTCCGGGTCAAGAAAAACACGGCGCTCGCCAACTTCATGTTCCTGATGGTCAGCGACACAGATCACGTCACGCCGGCCACCGGGCTTACCGTGGTTGAGGAACGCTCCATCGATGGCGCTGCCTTCGGGGCTTGCGCCAACGCCTTCAGCGAACTTTCCGATGGCGTCTACGTGCTTGATCTTGCTGCCGCCGATTTGAACGGCGACGTGATCATGTTCAAGTTCACCGCAACAGGTGCTGACGCGACCTACGTGACCATCGTTACTCAAACCGAGTAACCCGATGATTATCCACTGGCAAAACCGGCTCAGCACAGGTGAGGCGTGGCCGGTTTACCGGTTCAGGCCCAATGCCGCCGCGTTTACCGGAGATCAGGTTGTCGCGGTTACCGGGGTTGCCGGCACCACCACGCTCGGCACGGTGACTATTCTCACGTCCTTCGGCGAAGTTACTGGTGTCTTCGCAACGGGCTATGTCGGGCAGGTTCTTGTTTGGGGAGACACCATAGACGATCAGACACCGGGTTGGTCAGAGATCGATAGCAGCGAGACTGATGACTGGTCTGAAATTGACGACAGTGAAACCGACGACTGGGTGGAGATCGTGACCTAATGGCTTCTACATTTTCAACACGGCTACGGTTCGAACTCATTGGCTCGGGCGAGCAGGATGGGACGTGGGGCGACACCGCCAACGTCAACCTCGGCACCCTCGTCGAGGAGGCGATCGCTGGTGTGGCTTCGGTCACCCATGACGACACAGCGACCTACAGCCTGACTTCATCGAACGGCGTCACCGACGAAGCACGCCAGATGATCTTGGTGGTCGGTGGATCGCTCTCCCAAGTACGCATTCTTGAATGTCCGGCGCAGGAAAAGCTTTACGTCGTCCACAACAACACGGCTGGCGGCTTTGCCCTCACTTTCCAGCCAGCCGGAGGCACTGGCGTTTCTGTGCCAAACGGCACCACGACCGTCGTCTATTGTGACGGAACGGATATTGTTAGCGGGGTTTCGCACCTCGCTGATTTGACGCTTAGCTCAGCACTCACGGTAGGCAGTGGCGGCACCGGAGCCGCGACGCTCACCGATGGGGGCGTTCTGCTGGGGTCCGGTACAGGCGCTGTCACAGCGCTCGCTCAGATGGGGGACGGCGAAGTTCTCGTGGGAACCGGCGCTGGCGATCCGGTGGCTGAAAGCGGAGCCACGTTGCGCACCAGCCTTGGTTTGGCGCTCGATACCGACGTGGATGCCTTCACCGCCACGATTGGTCAGGCAGAAGCTGAAGCTGGCACAGCGACCACACGCCGCACGTTCACAGCGCAGCGAGTGGCGCAGGCTATCGCCGCGCTTGGTCAGGCGTTCCCCAGCGGGACCATAATGTTGTTTAACCAAACCTCGGCACCGACCGGCTGGACGAAGCTGTCTGTGGACAATGACAAAGCCCTGCGGTTGACCACCGGTACAGTGGGGACCGGCGGCGCGACGGCTTTCACCAGTGTCCTTGGCTCTGGCAAAACGACCGGCGGGTATACGTTGCTGGAAGCCGACATCCCAGACCACACTCACTTGATCCTGAAGACTGGTGACGGCAATAGCACAGGGATCAGTTCTTCGGCTCATACCGGCGCGGTAACGGAAACCGCGGGGCCGTTTGGCGGAGCAAACTACGTGATTACGCAAATCACCGGCCCTGCCGATGCTGGCGTAACAAGCGGAACGGGCGGCGACGGCAGCCACTCACATACCCTATCGCTAGACCTACAGTACGTTGATGTAATTCTTGCGAGCAAAGACTGATGACCAAGAAATGCCCACGGCTGAAAAAACCCTGCATTGAACATGACTGCATGTTTTGGATGCAGATGCTGGGTAAGCATCCGCAAACGGGAGCGGGCGTGCCTGAATGGGATTGCGCTGATCGTTGGCGTGTCATTCTTTTGATTGAGGGGTCTCAAGAAACCAGACAGGCGGCTGCGGCTATTGAGAGCTTTCGCAACGAGATGGTCGGCTTCAATGTCCTCAATCTTGAGCAACTTGAAAAGAACAAACAGGCCGAACAGAACGCATTGAATGATGGAACTGCCTGATGCCGTTGCAGAAGTTCATCTTTACTCCCGGCATTAATCGCGAGGGCACGAACTACAGCAACGAAACAGGCTGGTATGATTGCAGCCTGATACGCTTTCGGGGAGGGCTCCCCGAGAAGATGGGCGGCTGGCAGCGCCTGAGTGCCATTGATATGTTTATCGGGGCTGCTCGCTCGCTGACTGCTTGGGTTGCGCTCGATGGTACCAATTTTTCGGCCTTCGGCACCTACATCAAATACTATATCGAAAGGGGCGGTGCCTATAACGACATCACCCCTGTCCGCGAGACCCAAGCCCTCGGCACCGATCCGCTCGACACGGTGATTTCGACTGCGGTCATCACGATCAACGATACCGCTCATGGTGCGGCTGACGGCGCTTACGTCACGATCTCAGGTGCCACCACGACCAACGGCATCCCTGACACCGAGATCAACGCCGAGCATGTGATCACGCTGGTTGATGACGACAGCTATACGATCACGGTGACCACCACAGCATCCTCATCGGGTTCCGGGGGCGGATCTTCGATATCCGTGGATTATCAGCTTAATCCGGGCCTCAACACGACCCTCCGGGGCTCGGGCTGGGGTGCCGGGGCGTGGAGCCGGGGGACATGGGGCTCGGGCGCGGATGTCTCGATCGAGGGCGCGAAGCTTCGGCTGTGGTCTCAGGACAATTTTGGCGAAGACCTCTTCTTCAATCCACGCGGCGGCGATCTTTATTACTGGGACAAAAGCCTTGGCTTGAGTTCCAGAGCGGTGACTTTTGCAAGTCAGGGCAGCGCTGTCGATGCGCCTACTTTCGCCTTGCAAGTGATGCTTTCAGATGAAGACCGCCACATCATCGCTTTTGGCACCAACGAGGTTGGCGGTTCGACCCTCGATCCGCTTCTGATCCGCTGGTCCAACACGGAACTGGCGTTTGATTGGGAAGCAACCACTGAGAACACGGCTGGTGATCTGCGTCTCGGCTCAGGCTCAACTTTTGTCCAAGCGGTGAAGGCACGCCAAGAAATCATCATCTGGACTGACAAGAGCCTGCATACGATGCGGTTCACCGGGACACCTTTCACCTTCGGCATCCAGACGATCAGTCGCAGTGTCACCATTATGTCGCCTAACGCCGCAGTGGCAGTTGATGACCGGGCCTACTGGATGGGTCTCCGAGGCTTCTATCGCTACACCGGCCACGTCGAGCCGCTGCCCTGTTCGGTCGAAGACTATGTTTTTTCTGATTTCAATTACGAGCAGCAGGACAAGGTAAACGCCGGGATCAATTCGATCTTCAGCGAGGCGATCTGGTTCTATTGTTCTTCGACTGCGACCGAACCTGATCGATACGTGATCCTCAATTCCAAGGAAAATATCTGGTACTTCGGTAACCTCTCACGGACCTGCTGGGTTGACGCGGATGTGAGGCTGAAGCCCATCGCTGCGGTCTACGATGCCGGCACCAATATGGGTAACCTGATCAATCACGAAACCGGCACCAACGACGCCGAGACCGGCACCCCGGTAGCAATGGACGCCTATATCGAAAGCTCCATTTTCGACATGGCGGATGGCCAGCGGTTCATGTTCATCTGGCGGCACATCCCCGATGTTGTTTTCGATGGCACCGACTTCGCTCAGAATGCCAGCCCAAGCGTCAACTACACCTTCAATGTTCGCAATGAGCCCGGCTCCTCCACGGTGGTTGGGGAGACCGCGAACGTCGAGCGCGATGTTTCTGGATCGATCACCAATGTGGTCAATCCGCACACCAAACAAAGTTTCATCCGTAAGCGTGGCCGGCATATGTCGGTGCGGATCTATAGCGACGAAAAGGATATCCAGTGGCGGGTTGGACCGTTGCGCCCTGATATGCGACCCGATGGCAGACGCTGATGTCTCACAGATTTGAAATCCAAGGCCGGCGTGATCTACCGCTGGTTCTGGCTGAGACGCCGCGTGAATACGACCAACACTTCATGGCAGAGATTGTTCACTTCCTGCAAATCTGGGCGCAGGGCGTGCGAAACCCCGGCCCTCTTCGCGCCACGTATCTTTTCTGCGACGACAAGTTTCCACGCAATGGCAACCATCTTGAGGCAGGCGCTGTCTTTATCGACGGCGATGTCCTCAAGGTTGTTATGCCAAATCAGGGCTACGCCCCAAGCTTTGCTCTCACGATGAGCTTGGGCGATGTCACCGTCGTCACCTCTTAGGAGCCGCTAATGGCTGCCGACCTCAAGAAATCAGCGAAAGCACTAGCCTCAAAAGGCCGACACGGCGATGACATTTTGGTTCATATGTCGCCGGCTGAACTTCAGGGGCTTGGCTCACTGCTGGGGATAAAGCACACAATCAATCCCGAAACAGGGCTGCCTGAGGCTTTCGCTTGGATGCCGATCATCATTGGCGCTCTTGCCGGCGCGGCACTTGGCGGCGCTTCTACCGGTACTGCACAAGGCGCACTTACTGGCGCTGCGTTGGGCGGTTTGGGCGGCTGGGCGTTGGCTCCAGCCGCCGCTGGCGCTGGCGGCTTGGGTGCAGCCGGTGCGGCCAGCACGGTAGGCGCTGGCGCAGCCGGTGGGATAGGGACGGCTGGATCGACACTGGGGGCGAGCGCTCTTGGTGGCTACGGCGCTCTTGAGCTTGGGGCTGCCGGTGCCGGCGCTCTTGGTGGCGGTGCCGCTCTTGGCGGTGGTGCAGCCGCAGCGCCGTATCTGGGCACGTCTGCCTTGACCGGGGCTGAAGCAGGCGCGCTTGGCGGTGCTGCTGGCGGTGGTGGTGGGATCAGCGGGGGGCTCGGTGGTCTGCTCAACTCCCCGATGGGCCAAATGGGTGCCATCACAGCGCTTAGCTCTTTGGGCAACCTTGGCGGAAACCAGTACGGCATACCTGACGACGCGCTCAACTACGAGACGCCTGAGCTTGCCGGCCCTCAAGAGCCGCGTGAGCGCAGGCCACTTCCAGCCAGCTACGCTGCCGGGTTCGATCCCGAGGAGGAGGTCTTCCAAGCCCAAGACGGCGGTCTCGTCAACGTGCCCAAAGCAGGCCCGATCGAAGCATTCAATGCGCCTGTGTATCAGGGGCAGCCGGACAGTCAGCAAGGCGGCAATGCGTGGCCGTTCATGGCGCGTGATGTGACACCACCGCCTGTGGAGGCTCCCCCACCGGTCGAGACCCCTCCGCCTGTTAGTGCGCCTGCGGTTGGCTGGTCCGACCCGTCCATTGGAGCGACGCACGTCTGGTACGACAATGATGGCAACCCGCAATACGCATATGGCAAAACGGCGTTTGGCGGGATGGGTGGCGACGCCTCTGGTGGGCTTGGCGCTCTCGGCGGCACAGGCTGGGGCGCGATTGGAGGTGGATACAACGGTCTAGCCGACGGTGGACAGGTCAGGGGATATGCTGGTGGCGGCGGTATCGACATGCTGACTTCCCCCTTCCGCTTCGATCGGCTCTTCAGCGGCGAGAGTGTGGGCATGTTTGGCCTGCCTGCCTTCATGGACCCTGAAGCGGCCATGGGTGGCGGCTTCGCTAGGATGATGGGCTATGGACCCGAAGCGAGAGAACAGAAGGCAAGCGACAAAGCAGCTTCTGAAAAGGCATGGGAGAAGTTCAACGAGTTCAAGTATGCCAATGGCGGCATCGTGGGTTATCAGGAGGGCGGACCGGTCATG